GCACAAGCCCTTGAGACACTGCGAAGACATTTTGCCCATCTTTTCATCGGAGGAGATAACAGCCGTTTCTATGTGGGAGATAAGCAAGGGTTTAAAAATCACCCACACGCTTTAGGTGCATTCCTCAGGTCCTATTTTGATGACCTCGTCATGTACAAGTATCAGCCAAGGGGTACAATGCTAGATATAGGGGCAAGCCCTATTCGCTCCCTAGGCAGGTACTATACTAATGTCGAGGGTGTCCGTAGGCCATGGTTGTCCCGGTTACATATAATGACTCCAAGATTGGATATGCGGGACGACGTGCGCGAGCAGGACCATTTTTGGTCTATGCAAGCGATGAGTGAGAAGCACAACGCTATAGAGGATGCCAAGTTGTTAGCTGATCCTGGCTACCGGCAATTTAAGTACACTGTGGACGACGACTGTTCTCTCTCCTTGTATCAGTGTAACCATAAGCTGACCGATGTTGACGACCCTAATTGCGATTGTGGCAAAGAGTACGATGCTTTAAAATTGATCGAGAGTTGGTACTATCCCGGGGTTTTGGAAAACACCATCCGAAGGCTGTGTAAAGCCTACAAGAACTGCAAGAGGAAAGGTGTTGGCTGGATTGTAGGCAATGATTATTATCGAATGCTGCTGCGGAGGGCTAAGACTGACCCTAATATGTTGAAGACAGTGTTCGAAAGGGAGGTTGGCGAACACCCTTTTCTAGATGTGATTGGTAAAGGCTGTGTAGGGACCGACGGGAATCCAGAAAGCATCCATAGGATCACAAGTCCAAAAGGAAAGCTTTTTGTTGATGCCCATGTTAAAGGTAACCCGACTAATTATCAGCACCATATTCCTAGAACTGCGGACGCCGACACCTTCATTGCCCACGTGACTCATGACGGAACTGACTTCGTTGTACTTTTCGAAAAGAAAGAGGAGGTTGTGAACGGAGAGGTTCCTTTTGTTTTATATAAGCTGAACGTCACGGAGAAAGAGCGATGGAGTGCTGAGGCATTGGCCGCCCAGGTGGAGGTGAAATTGGGAGAAGCAGAAGCAGTCCACCTTCTGTGTGATAGTGACCCTGAGATATTTAGTTCTTGGGGTTCAGAATCCACAGAGGTTACAGAGGTAGAAAGCCCCAAATCACCTAGTGAGAAAGTAGAAGAGGTACCCATAAGCATTTTTGATGAAGAGGTTTACGCTAAGAAGGTTGTGCAGAAGAGTGATAAGAAACTGTGTCCTGAGAAGATGAAGCAGCATCAGGCTAGGATTGGGTTTGTGCGTTGGATACAGAACCAATTCAGCAATTCCACCCATTCATTCTATCTCAGATATAACAACGGAGAGGCGAGTTTGTTGGTCAGGCGCAGGCATAGAGCAGTCTTTGGAATGTTCTTGTCTGAAAGTCGTGACTTGACAGCTTTGGCCCCGTTGGACGCAGTGTTGAAGGC